GGTTCCGAGCCGACGACTCTTTGTGTGAGTTTCTGAAAAAACCTGTTTGTAAAAATCTAACATAAAAAAATTTATGAAAGAAAAAGAAAAGTTCCCACATCTAACACAAAAGAAAATTTCTGAATTGTTGCCAGCATCATACAATCCCAGAAAAATTTCCAGCGATGCTCTTGGCAGACTAACAAAAAGTTTGCATGAGTTGGGAAACCTTCAGCCCATCACCTGGAATGCAAAAACTAACAGGATTGTTGGAGGCCACCAAAGGTTGAAATGTTATATGGCCATGGGGGTTGATGTTGTTGATGTATGGGCTGTGTGGCTGGAGGAGAACCAGGAGAAGGCGGCCAACATTGCCCTCAATAAATTGAGTGGAGAGTTTGATATGCCAGCATTGAAAGACTTGCTGGAGGATTTGGATACAGGGGAAATTGACTTGGATATTACAGGCTTTGGGACTGATGAGCTTGCAGAATTGATGGAGCAAACAACCCCAGAAGATGAGGGGGAAAAAGAAGATGGTGAGAAATGCCAAGCCTGTGGCAGACCTTTACCATGAATGAAGATTACCCTTCAGCAGTTAAACTAGTTTATGATAAGTCAAAAAGAGCTTTGCCAGAAGTGGGGTTACAGCCCAGGGCAAATATCAAGAATGGTAAAAAGGGGAATGCCCCTAGATTCAGAGGCATCAGCCATGAGATGGAGGCTGGAAAACATGAAGATGCCCAAGAAGCATTCCATTCCTGTGGAGACAAGCCCAGAAAAAGAAGGAGAATCAGAATCAGCAGATTTCTCTAATGAAGATATTTCAGCAACCACAAGCCTTGGGAGGGTTCTGCGGGCAGAAAGGATTGAGCTTTCAGCCGCCAGTTCAGTTGCCAAAGCCCTTAAAACAAACAATGTGTTCCACATCAAGGCGGCCATCCATGCCCACAATGAGGCCAGAAAAGGCTATGAAGATGCAAGGAGGAACCATGAAGAGGAAAAGGCTAGGCTTCGACAAACACTTTCGACTGACGAGGTTGAAGAAACTCTTTCTAAATTCCTCTCGCAAATCCGTTCACTACTGGATGCTATGCCATCTTCAGTCGCAACCAGGGCAAACCCAAGCGACCCAGAGTGTGCTAAAAAAGCTGTTCAAGATGCAGTAGATCAGTTGATGCTCACCATCCAAAAAACAGAAGATGAGGCTTTCAAATGAATGAATGTTTTATGGTTATTCTTGGGGGCTTTATTGTGGTTTGTGTTGTGCTTTCAATGACAGAATGAAACGCTCCCCGCTTAAAAGAAAAACCCCATTAAAAAGGGGTGGCAGACTGCGGCCAGTTTCAAAGAAACGAGCCAAGCAGAATAAAATTTATTCAGAAACAAGAAAGCTGTATTTAGAAAAATATCCATTCTGTGATTGTTGTGGGAAGAGGGCAACACAGATTCACCACAAAAGGGGAAGGTTTCAAGACAGGCTGAACGACACAGAGCATTTTATGGCTATATGCCATTCTTGCCATGAGTGGATTCATAGAAACCCAATGGAAGCATATGCCAAAGGCTATCTGCTTTTAAGATGAATGAAGCCCCTGCCATTCATGAAAAGCTTCTTTGTTCCAAGGAAGCACCTATCAATTTCAGAGTGGTGTGAACAGAACCTTGTTCTTTCACCAAGAATTACAAACATACCAGGGCCGTATAGCACCAATCTTACACCCTATGTAAGGGAACCCCTTGAGGCTTTTGGGAATGATTCAGTAAGGAGAATTACCCTGGTTTGGGGGGCGCAGACATCCAAGACAACCACCATCCTGGCTGGTCTTTCTTATAGGCTGGCAGAGCAACCATGCCCAGCCCTTTGGGTGATGCCATCAGAGGCATTGGCCAGGTCTTTTAGTGAAACCAGGTGGCTCCCCATGGTGGATGACTGCCCAATCCTTTCCAAGGAGAAGCCAGAGAACACAGACAAAATCAAGATTCTGGAACAGCATTTTAGGAAGATGTCCCTTTGGTTTGTTGGCTCAAATAGCCCAGCCAATCTTTCCTCCAGGTCGGTTTCACTTTTGATGCTCGATGAGGTTGATAAATTTTCTGATGGCACAAATTCAAAAGAGGCTGGAGCCTTGCAGTTGGCAGAGGCTAGAGTTGCCACCTACCCCAACCATCTTGTGGTTTCAACCAGCACCCCAACCACAGCAGACTCCATAATTTGGTCTGAATGGCAGAAGGGGGATATGAGGTTTTATTTTGTGCCATGCCCACATTGTGGCCACAAACAAAAGCTGATTTGGGAGAGGGTGAAATGGGATGAAAAGGCCAAGCTTGAGGATGGAGTTTATGACTATTCCCTAGTTAAAAATACTGCTTTCTATGAGTGCGAGGAATGCAACAAGCCCATTAGGGATGGCCATAAAACAATGATGTTGAGGGAAGGTGAGTGGAGGCCAACCAACCCCAAGGGCGAGCCAGGCAGAAGGAGCTACCATCTCAATGGTCTATACCCACCCTGGGTGACTTTTGGAAGCCTTGCAGTCAAGTTCCTACAAGACAAGCACAGCGGAATCATAGGGCTTCAAGATTTTGTGAACAGGGTTCTGGCAGAGCCTTGGATGGAGCATGACCAAGAGAGGGTTGAGATAGTGCCAGGAGCATACAAAATGGGAGAAGTTAGGATGGGTGAAAAGGCTATCATGGCTTGTGACATCCAAGAGGCTGGTGGGTTCCATGCCTGGTGTGTTGTGAGGGCTTGGGATTTAGAGGGTAAGAGTAGGCTTGTATGGGCTGGAAGGCTTGAAACCTGGGGAGACATCAAGGCAAAGGCTGATGAGTTTAATGTTGAGCCAAGGGCTGTATTTGTAGATTCTGGAGATCAAACCAGGGATGTTTATTTGCATTGTTGCCAATGGGGGTTCATTGCCCTTGTGGGTTCAGACAGGACAAGCTTTTCAGAGATTGTGGGAGACCAAAAGGTTCAAAGACCCTATGCCAGGATTGCCAACGGAGACCCCTTCAGCGGTAAAAATGTAGGCTCTAGGGAGGGCTGGAAGTGGAAGCTTTGCCCTGTCTGGAGATGGTCAAACCCAGCCATAAAGGATATTCTCTCAAACCTTCTCAAGGTTGAGGGCTTCATTGCTGAAGATACCCCAGAAGTTTGGAAGGTTCATATTTCAGCAGAAACCAAGGTTGAGGTGAAGAACCCCATGACCGGAAGAACCAGGAGGGTTTGGAAGCAGATAGGCAAACACAACCACTTATTGGATTGTGAATGCATGGGCATTGTGGGTGCGGCCTTGCATAAGAGGCTGAAAATCATGCCAGCAGGGTTGACAGAAGAGGTTGAGCATGGCGAGGGGTGATTTTGTTGGCTTACCTGTTGCCACCCTAAACTCACTTCGGGACAAGTATGTTGCTTGCCTGGAGGCGATTGCGGTGGCTGGAGCAAGCTATTCTATTGCTGGTCGTTCCTTTAGCAGGGCGAACCTATCAGAGGTGCGTGAAATCATTGCAGAGCTTACCCTGGCCATTGAGAATGCGGCTGGAACCAGAATCAGAACCACCTATGCAAAGTTCGGCCCGTGAGCAAGATTAAGCAAAATTTCCTAGATAAGGTTGTTGCCTTTGTGAATCCCCAAGCAGGGGTTCAAAGGATGATGGCCAAAAAAGCCCTAACCAAGTTTGAATACGATGCTGTAAAATATACCAGGGAGAGGAAAGGGCCGAGCAATCTTTCTGGCGCTGAAGATTACCGCAGTAATTATGACCGCGTAGAGTTGATGAAGAGGGCTAGAGACCTGGCAGAAAACAATGGCCTAGTTCGTTCCCTCCTCTTGAAGTTTGCCAGCCATGTGGCCGCCAATATCACCTACCAGGCCAGGACAGAAAGCCCCAAGGCCAACACAGAAATTGAAGCCTATTGGAATGAGTGGTTTGATTCCTGTGACCTTTCAACCAGGCACACAGGCTCAACCCTCATGCAAGTGGCCACTATCTCAATGCTTCGTGATGGTGACTTCCTATTTGTATTGGTCAGAGATAAGGATGGAAACCTAAAGCTTCAAGGTATTGAGGCAGACAGACTCGGTGACCCATACAAAACCTATACCAGCCTAGAGCTAATTGGTGGCATACACATTGATAGGGACACAGGCTCACCCACAGCCTATGACATCTACAACAGGAGCATTGGGGATTTCTACACCTACCAGGTTACAATCCCAGCCTCCCAGGGCTTCCACTATTTTGATCCACTTCGCATTGACCAATACAGGGGCATCTCTGCTTTTCACACAGCCATCAATGATGCCACAGACATTTACGACATTGTTAATTTTGAAAAACTAGCGGCCAAGGTTGCCAGTTCCCAGAGTGCAGTAATTAAGAGAAACAACAACAATGCCTCTGACCTAACAGCCCTAACCACAGAAGAAAATTTTGATAACCAGCAAATCAAGCTGGAATCCATGGAAGCTGGCAAGGTTTCCTACCTGGAGCCTGGAGAGGATATTATTTTCCCAGACGGCCCCAGCAGACCCAGCGGGGCTTTTGCAGAGTTTCACAAAATCCTCTTAAGGAACATCTGCATGGGGCTTGGAATCCCCTACTCATTTGCTGTTGACCCATCCTCCATGTCCGGCCCCACAGCCAGGCTTGAAATGCAACAGGCAGGGAGAACATTCAAGAGATACCAAAAGCTTCTGGACGACAAGGTTCTCAAGCCTCTAAAAAACATTGTCATTGCTGATGCAGTTGCCAGGGGAATGATTTCTGGTGGTGGCAAGACAACCACCAAGGGCTTTTTCAATTTTGGAGCCAATGTGTCTATCGACCTTGGGAGGGAATCTGCTTCGGCGATTGCAGAGTTTAAGGCAGGGTTAAGGACGGCATCCGACATCTATTCTGAAAGAGGCATGGATGTTGAGGCGGCTTTGAGGGCTAGGGCTATTGAAACCAAGATGATTCAAGACTTGGCCAAAGAGTATGGTGTTCCTCCCCAGGCTGTTTCAGAGATTCTTTTGCCTACTGGCCAGCCCCAAGGACAAGCCCAACAGCAGACCCAAGACGGCCAGCCTGTGGAAGGACAGCAAGACCTTATTGGCCAATCCCTCAATGGGGCGCAAGTTGCCTCTCTCATCAATGTTATCAATGCTGTGGCGGCTGGTGCATTGTCCAAGGATGGTGCAATTTCTGTTATTGTTGCCGCATTCCCCACCATCTCCAGGGAACAGGCACAGGGCATTGTGGCTGGTGTTCAGCAGGGCAAGATGATTCCTACCACAGAAAAAGAAAAACAGGCCAACCAAGACCAGGGCAACCCAGAAGAAGGCCAAGGCGGTTCAGCAGTTCCAGTTGAACCCAAAACCCCACAAGCCCCGACAGGGTTATCTCAAAAAAAAAGTAATTTAGAGATTCTTCAAAACTTCAGCCAGCATGATTTGAAAATGCTGATAGCTGGAATGATGGGTGGCATTGAGTTGGGCAAGTATGATGGGATCGATTTCACACCACCAGAAGGAGCCAGGGAATCCGCCAAGAGGGCTTTGGATGTAAGGGAAAAGAAACCAGCCAGCCAAAAGGGAATGACTCCTGTGGGCATTGCCAGGGCTAGGGATTTGATGAATGGTGTGAAGCTGTCACCGGACACCGTACGCAGAATGAAAGCCTTCTTCGACCGCCATGAAGTCGATAAGAAGGGTGAAACCTGGGATGAGCAAGGTAAGGGCTGGCAATCCTGGAATGGATGGGGTGGTGATGCTGGCTATGCCTGGGCAAGGAAAGTTGTTGGACAGATGGAATCTAGGGAAAAGGAATTGTCTGAACTAGCCAGACCAGGCCCGAAATCCACAGCCCAGACCCCAGCCCCTCCATCAGAGAGAATCAAAGGCTCCAAAGAGAATAAGCCTGGTTCAGCGGCCACAAAAAGCACAGGTGGAAAGATTGAGATTGGGGAAGGGGCTGAAGAGGCCATCAAGAACAAGCTAAAGGAGTGGAAAGACAAATACCCCAACAGGAAAGCCCCCAGCCTTGGAACCCTCAAGAAAGTATTCAGAAGGGGTGCTGGAGCCTATTCTACAAGCTTTAGGCCAACCATTGGGGGAGGTAAGCCCAACTCAAGGAATGCATGGGCATTGGCCAGGGTAAGCAAGTTTCTAAAGATGGCTGGTGGTGGAGAGGTTAAGGAAAGCTACCGAAAGGCAGATGGAGACTTACTAGAGGAAAAATCTGATAGTCAAAAAAACAAGGTTGAACTTGATCTCAATCCATGTGGCATGGTTGATGATGGAACTTTTGATGATGAAAATACTTGCGCCCAAGGTTATGGTCGCCCAAAGAAAGTTGGTGGCTATACCCCCAAAAGACCTGGCGGAAAGATTCCAAAGAAAACAGCAAAACCAACACCGCCACCCCCACCCCCACCACCACCCCCTCCCCCACCATCCAAAGACAAAAAACCAGAAGGGGAAAAACCACTTAAAAAATCAATTTTCCCAAATGCAAAAAAGGATTACGACAGCAAAGAAAAAGCTTCTTTGAGTGATGCCATTAAAGAAAATAAAGAACAACTTGATTCTTTAAGGCAATCAGTAATAAAACAATCAGCAGGTGTGCAAAAAGAAATAGACGATTCTAAAAATAAAATTGTTGAATCACAAAATAAATTAACAGAAATTAGAAAAAAAACAAGAGAGTTGAGGGATAGCGCCGAAGGGTATCTTGCATCAAACGACACAAAGAAATATATTGAAACAAAAAAAATCCTAGAAGAAGAATACAAAAAAATTAACTTGTTAGAAGAGGGTGCTGAAAGGGAAGCTAATAAAATTAAAATAGCTACTCAAAAAATAAGAGAAATTGGTTTTGCTGAAATAAGAAAAGATATGCTGTCTATTGGAAGGCAAGATGGATTTTCACAAGATGAATTAGACAAAGCATACCAGCAGTTAAGAACAAGCCAACAAAAAGCAATTTCTGATGATAAAAAATCATTAAAAGACAGCGCAATCTCTTATGTTAAGGAAACAAGGGAAAATGCACAAAAAGACTTAAGAGAGATATGTAATCCAACTATTCATTCAGAATCACTATCGCGCCCAGTTACATATTGGAATGAAAAAAGAGCAGACTCAACAGCAACAATAGTGGAGTTTTTTAATGGAACAAGAGGTTCAGTTGCTATACCCTCAACTAGTGGGGGCATAAGGGTTAGAATAGACACAGAAACTAAAACCTATATCCACGAATATGGGCATCAAATTGAAGATGGAAATGTAGAAGCAAAAGATTTATGCATTGAGTTTCTTGATAAAAGAACTGCTGGTGAAAAAATTGAGAAGTTCCAAAAGACAATGCCAGGGTATGGTTACAGAAGATGGGAAAAAGGCTCCGCTGATGCTTTTGGGGCGGCTCATGCAGAAATTTACCCAGAATTCGACACAAAAAACCGAGCCTATTATACTGGGAAAAAATATGATGACACCCCACTTGGGGTTAGCTCAAAATATATTAGAGCAACAGAGGTCTATTCCATGGGCATGGAATTACTTCACAAAAACCCAGCCAAGTTTGCAGAGGTTGACCCAGAATGGTTTGACTTAATATCTGGGATTGCAACTGGAAGGTTGCTGGTTAAAACAAGGGGAGTAAAATAGGGTAGTATTATGATTAAAATTATTGCCACCTTTATTGATGAGAAAACATCAATATCAATAGATGGAGATAGAATTTTAATTGATTCTAAATATGATACCATCACTAAACTTGTAGAATCAGCCTATCGAAGGGCTATTAAAAATTACGGCCCTTCTGACGGATTTTTTGGTAAATATATGGCGATGCAACTAGACAAATATGGAGCAAAAATACTAGAGGTATCAGACACAGAAGAAGATGAAGCAAAAGAGGGTAGGGTTTATTAGGCTTTAATGCCTTGACATGAAGTTGGCTTTTATGCCCCTACCCTTGCCTCGTGGTGACGAATCTGAACAAGAATTTGTGTCCAGGTTCATGGGAGATGAACAAGCTATAAGTGATTTTCCCGATGAATCCCAAAGGGCGGCTGTTGCCTACAAAACTTACAGGGATGAAGAGGAAATGGAATGTGGGGATTGTGAAATGGAAGAGAACGACTTTGGTGGGGTAAGCATTCTGGAGATTGGGGAAGCCAAGGGGCATGACCTTTTTGTGGACAAGATGAGCCTGGAGAAGGCCATGGAAATCATGAAGCAAGCCCCCAATGGGGTGAAGGTGAAGATGAACCACGGCTCCGGTCTGGACGCTGTCGTTGGGTTTGCCAGGAATGCAAGGATTGAAGGGGATAAGCTGGTGGCTGATTTGAAGCTTTTGAAGAACAGCCCCCACTATGGCCTCATCAAGGAAATGGCTGATGAAGCCCCAGACCAGTTTGGCATCTCTCTTGCCTTTGTGAATGAAAGTGAAACCATTGAAGGCAAGGACTACATTCGCCCCCAAAGCATTGCCTCTGCTGACCTGGTTTCCAGCCCGGCCGCAACCAATGGATTGTTTGAAGAAGTTGTGAAGTTTATGCAAAAGTTCGGCTACATGGCCGGAGGAAAAGCTATTCCTGTTGATCTGCCAGAAGCAGTTGTCGAAGGGGATGGTTTGACAAAACAAGGAGAAACAATGGAAAACAAAGAAGGTTACGACTACAAAAAGGACATGGACGAAATTAAGGTTCGTCTCGCCGCATTGGAAGATGCGATGAAACCCAAGGAAGAAATGGTGAAGGAAGAGGAGAAAAAAGAAGAGGTGAAAGCCGAATCTGCTCCTTCCATTGTCATTGAAAAAGAGGATGAGGAAAAAGAGGATGAAGGCGTTGAGATG